CGGGCCAGCAGCCCGTGGACGACGGCGGCGAAGCACCGCCCAGGGATTACCGAGAGCCTGCCCCGGCCTACTCGCAGGGGAGCGCGGACGACTTTGCCGTCATCGACGACAGCGACGATCTGCCGTTTTAAGGGGGCGATGAGATGGCGGAAAAGAAAAAACGATGTCAATACCTTGTCGTCTTCGATTGGATGTATGATAATTTTGGCTTTAACGTGTCTGAGGCAAACGCGCTGGCTGTTGTCTATGGCTTTTGTCAGGATGGAAAGAGCTGGTATCAGGGCGGCTCCACCTACCTTGCCGAGCGGCTTCACATCTCTCAGAAATCAGCCAAAAATTACCTTGCAAATTTTGTCAAAATTGGAATTCTCAAAAAGGGCACGCGAATGGTCGGCAAGGTAGCCTACAACATCTACCAGACCGTGCCGGATATCGAAAATCTGGTGCTGACAGACGAAGAAGACCCGGGAAAAATTTTCCCTAGTGAAAAAATTTCCCCGGTGAAAAATCTTCCCTCAGACCCGGGAAAAATTTTCCCTCAGACCCGGGTAAATTTTTCCCACAAGAAAGAAATAGAGAATAAAAAAGAGAAATCTATCTATCAGCGCGAAGCGCCGAAAACGGATGGATTGATGGATTCCGAGACGGTTGTGGATGAGACGCGGGAACGATTCCGGGAGCAGCTGGAGCTTGACACACTGGCCCTGCGGTATGACTCCGGCGAGCTGGAAGAATTGGAAGACGCCATCGTGGACATGTACACCTGCCCGGAGCCTTATCAGCAGATCGGCCAGCAGCTCCAGAGCACCAAGGCTGTCCGCCAGATGCTGGACAAGCTGACCAGCCAGCACATCGAGTACATCATGGAGAGCCTGAGCAACACCACCCAGCCCATCAAGAACATCCGCAGCTATCTGCGGGTCACCATCCTGCGGGCCCCCACCACGGTGGAGCACTACTACAAGGCCCAAGCCAATGCGGCGGTGGCCAGAGCACCGCACCCGGCGGGGCCCAGTGCCGAAAAGCTGGCCGCTACCCTGCGGAGGATCCAGAAGCGAGGTGATGGAGCATGAGCAAAGCGGACGATTTCGCCCAGCACTGGCCCGCAGACAGCCCCTGCAACCAATGCGCCTATGCCGCTTGCCGGAACGGCTTGGGCGGTTACTTCCGCCAGTGCAGCCAATTCCGCGAGTGGTTCACGGGCCGCTGGCAGGGGTATCAGATCACCATGGAAGAGCTGAAAGCAAAAAGCAGATAAGCCGAAAAAGAAAGGAAATTGCAATGCGCACCATGACAAAAATCGCTATCATCAATCTCAAGGGCGGTGTGGGAAAATCCGTCACCGCCTGCAACCTGGCCTGCGTCCTCGGGTGGAAGTACTCCCGGCGGGTGCTGGTCATGGATTTGGACAAGCAGGCCAACAGCTCGAAATTTTTCAAGTGCTTTGACCCGGAGGAAAAGAGCATGGCCGACGTGCTCACCCTGGAGGCAAAGCTTGGGGACGTGATCCAGATCCCGGACTACAAAAATTTCAGCTTTGTGGACGTCGCCCCCAGCTGCATGAACATGATTTTTGCAAACCAGCGGCTCACGCTGGAGACCATGCGGCCCCGGCACGACCGCCTGCGGAACGCTCTGGAGCAGCACCGCGAAGATTACGATTACTGCATCATGGACTGCCCGCCCGACATCGACATGGCCACGGTCAATGCCCTTGTCTGTGCGGACTGGGTCATCATCCCGGTGGACTGCGGCGAGTGGGCCATGGACGGACTGGCGGAGATCCTCAAGCAGGTCAAAGAGGCCAAAGAGGCCTACAACCCCGAGCTGGAAGTGCTCTGCGTCCTGCCCACCATGTACCGCCGCACCCGGTACGGTGCCAAGGCCATCAACCAGCTGGCGGAAAGCGGGCTGCCGCTCTTCCGGTACGAGGACGGCAGGATTTTGCGCATTGACGCCAGCGTGAAAGTGCAGGAGGCCATCAGCGAGCACATGCCGCTGTACGCCTACAGCCCGAAATCCAAAGCCAGCGAGCAGTACATCGAGCTGGCCCGGCATGTGGTCAAGAAAGTGGAGGGGTGAACGATGGACGAAATGAGGCTGATTTTTGACGAAAACGGCGTTGCCCATGAGTATGACGACGAATTTGATGTGACCATACACTGTGAAAGCGAGCAGGAATCCGAAAGAGTGATAGAGCTTCTCAACCTGGGCAAGCAGATGAGCTGGCGCGCCGCAAGCAATCCTCCTCCGACTCATGTGGATGAGTGGGACGACGAGCAGGTCCATTACCGCTTTGAGGTCAGCGATGAGGTGTGGATTTACTGCATCGATGGAACTCGACTGCTTGGCAGGTATGACAAAGAAAACGGCTGGGTTGAAAGCGATGGGCCTCAGATCAGCGACTCTTACCATGGCTGTGTCACCCACTGGATGCCGCTGCCGAAAGCACCAAAGGGGGTGGCATGATGAGCACCGGACTTTTGAACAGTTTTTTGAACCCGCAGCCCCAGAATACCGACCCGGCGGGGCCGATGCATGTGGAGATGCTGCCGATCAGCTACATCATGCCGAACCCCGATAACCAGAAAATCTATATCGTAGGCGATGTGGAGCGGCTGAAAGACGATATCAAGGCCAACGGCGTCCGCCAGCCGCTGGAGGTGATCCAGTGGGCCAATGGCTACAAGCTCATCGGAGGCGAGCGGCGGCTTACAGCCTGTAAGCAACTGGCCGCTGAGGGGGATGAGCGGTTTACCACTGTCCCCTGCATCATCGTGGAAAGCAAGGGCGAGCTTGAGGACAAGATTTCCCTCATCACCGCCAACGCCACGGCCCGAGATCTGACCGACTGGGAGCGTGTGGCCCAGTATGAGGCCCTGAAAGAGGCTTTGACCAAGAAAAAGCAGGACGGCAAGCTGGAGGGCAAAGTCCGGGATGAGCTTTGCAGGATTCTGGGTATCAGCACGGGTGCAGCGGCCCGGCTCAACATCGTGGCCAGCACCGAAAACGAGACCATCAAAGAGCGGTTGCGTAATGGAGAAATCGGCTTCATGCAAGCCGTCAAGGATGCTCAGGATTACGCCCGATTTATGGGGCAAGCATCCGAGGACCCTGAGCCGGAAGAGCCGCCAAAAGCAGCGTCTGCGGAAACGTTACCGAAACCCGCGCCAAAACCAACGCAGGACATCCATGAAGAGATCATCCAGAGCATCGAACGGACAGCGCCCAGCGTGTACCGCACTGCACCGCAGGAAGCGAAACCGGAAGAAAAATCCGCACCCGCTGCAAATCCGGCAGCACCAGAAGAACCCAAAGGACACGGCACCCTGTACAAGCTGGCATGTAAGGCCCTGCAAGATGATGCACCGTGGGCCATGGGCTGGGAGGATGTGCAATTTCAGCTGGCGTATTATAGCCAGCCTCTCCCCGGCGGGGCCACACTCTGGAAGCGGGTGGATGAGACCCGGCAGGATGCAGGCCAGCCGTGTGAGGACTATGCCATCATCCTACAGGATCACAGCTTCTACACCTGCGGCTGGATTTCGTACTATGCAGGGATGCCCGATATTTTGACCAAGTTTTTTGAGCTGAAGTAAACACCAAGGAGGCCACCACATGAAACCGCGAGAGTTCCGACAGCTGCACGCAATCCCCTTTGACATCAAGGCCCGGAAAGAACGCATCCGGCAGCTGGAAGACAAGCAGGCCGATGGGCCTGAGATCGTGGCGGACGTGGTGAAATCCTCTCGCGGGGAGGGCAACGCCTGCATCATGAGCCACGCCGTTGTACATGGCACCGATGATGAGGCATACCGGGCCTATCTCAAGCGCGAAAACGAAATCAAGAACCTGAAGAAAATCAACGCCGATCTGGAGGCCCGTTATCTGGAGGGCCAGCGCATCGTGGAGACCTGTGACGACTATCTTCTCCGCGCTGCTATCTCGGCCATCTGCATCCTGGGCAAAAAGCCGCAGGAGGTAGCCGTGGAGTGGATGGAGCAGGGCCGCGATCTGGACGCCGAAGCCATTCGGCGGCGGGTAGATCGGTGGGTGGAGCAGAATGTGAGATGAGAAAAATGCCTTGTGACTTTTGCGAGCGGCTCAAGTGGTGGAAAGAACACGAGCCAAAAGATGATCCTGATTTATATACCACCTACCAAGTAAGCCTCATCACCAAAACGCACCGGAAACACATGGGCGTGCGCGGCGTTATTACTCACCGGGCCGGGCCGCTGAATTTCTGCCCGGAGTGCGGCAGGCCGCTAAAGCGAAAAAAGACAGCAAAATAGAATCATTTTCCCCGGCAGGGCGGCTGACTCTGAAAGGCAGAGCGGCCGCTTTTATTTTGTCCGATTTGTCCGAAATGTCCGGGATTTGTCGTTTTGTCCGGAAATGGTCGATTTGTCCGAAATGTCCGGATTGTCCGAGAATGGTCAAAATGTCCGGAATGTCCGAAAACGGTGTGCTATTATTATGCTGCGGGTTTCGGAGATCAGCTCACCGGAAACCGGAAACACATTGCATTTCCCGGCGGGAAGCATAGCGCGGATTCAAGAACTTGCCGCGCTCAATGGGCCCAGCGCCGTCCGCTTCAAAACCCAGCGGCGCATTGAACAAACAGAATCATACAACCCGGCGGGTGTCCACAGTGGACACCTTTGGAGAGGAGGCCTGCAAAATGCTTGAGCGCTTGAAAGAACTGATTTGCGACATGGCAAAGTTTTTGACGCGCCTTGGTGCTGGCCTTGTCCTCTCGGTTTTACCGATCAGCAACGAAGAAAGCCACTTTGTGCGCTATGCACGACGTTTCGGTTTCCGTGCAGACCACACAAAACGCGAGCCTCGGGCAGAGATTGGAGGCCGTGGCTGTATCCAAGGAGCACGGCCTGCTATCCGTGCGGATTAACCGCTGCTGATACAATACGATCAAAAACCAGCTTTTTGCATGATGAGCTCCATGCAGCAAAGCTGGCTTTTCTTATGCCGCTTTAGCTCAGTCGGCCAGAGCATCCGGCTCATAACCGGGCGTGCGCAGGTTCGAGCCCTGCAAGCGGCACCAAAACGCCAGAAGAAAGGAGGCTGCCCCATGGAGCTGTACAACGGCGATTGCCTGGAAGTAATGAAAAGCATCCCGGATGATAGCGTGGACATGGTGCTGACGGATTTACCGTATGGCACCACCCGAAACGCCTGGGATTCTATCATTCCTTTTGAGCCGCTGTGGGCACAGCTCAAACGGGTAACCAAGCGTGGCGGTGCGATTGCACTCCATGCGGATATGCCGTTTGCCGCAAAGCTTGTCTGCTCCAATCTTCCATGGTATCGGTACGAGCTCATCTGGGAAAAGCCCTTGGGCTCTGACTTCCTCAACGCAAACCGGAAGCCCTTAAAAAATCATGAAAGCATCCAGATATTCAGTGAATGCCAGACGAAGACTTACAATCCGCAATTTACCTTTGGTTCGCCGTATGTAAGGACAAGAACCAGCAAAAGCTTAAATTACGGCGAGTGCGGAAGCGTATGCACCACAATCAGCGAGGGGGGGGGCGACATCCCAAAACGGTGTTGCATTTTGCCACAGACCGGGAAAAGATTCACCCCACGCAAAAGCCTGTGGCGCTGGAGGCGTGGCTCATCCGCACCTACACAAATCCGGGCGAGACCGTGCTGGACTGCTGCATGGGCAGCGGCTCCACGGGTGTGGCCTGCATCCATGAGGGGCGGGAGTTTATCGGCATTGAAAAAGATGCAGAGTATTTCCGCATTGCAAAGATGAGACTGGAACAGGAGCAGGAAGCTGGGCAGCAGCTAAGTTTGTTATGACCACAAAATTTTTGAAATGGCTGCAAGGCCTGATCGCACGCGGAGACGTGCACCCGTTCTACTGCACCACGCAGTGGATCAGCCTCTCACGGCAGGTGCTGGAGATGGACAGGCACGAGTGCCAGATATGCAAGCAGCGCGGGCGGTATCACCGTGCCGAGCTGGTACACCATGTGAACCATGTGCGGGATGCTCCTGCGCTGGCGCTGGATATTTATTACAAAGACGCCGATGGACAGCAGCAGCGCAACCTCATCAGCGTGTGCAAGGACTGCCACGAGACGGTCTGCCACCCGGAAAGAATGCGCCGCGCCAAGCGTGCGCCGCTGTTGACCCGGGAGCGCTGGGACTGAGGGCACACCCCCCGTCTGAAAAAACGGGAAATGGTAAACATTCCCTTACA